CATTGACCAGATCTTCAGATTGCTTTTTAAATTCGGCGGCACGGCTCGATGCTTCAGCAATCTGGGCAGCAAGGTCCTTGAAACGATCTGCATAGGATTTCACCGAATCCACACCGGTCTCACTGATCAAGGTCAGGAGGTCATCCTGAACGGCTTTGGCTTGCTCGGCCGTCGCTGTACCCGCTCGTGTTGCGGCTTCAAGCGCATTCCAATCCGTTTGCAGCGTGCGAAGCATCGGATTTTCCTGATCCGCCGCAGCGAAATCCTGAACAACAGCCGCCATCTCCACCTTCAGGTCGCTGAGGGTGTTCCTGAGGCCATCCCATTGCTGTGAGGCCGCAGCCGTAGAGGCTTGTTGTTGTTTCTGCATATTCTCGACGCGCGCCTGTTCAGCGGCATAGGCCTGAAGCGCCGGCAGCGCATCGCCCCATCTGGACGCAACTTCCTGAATGAGGTCGGCTTGCGCGCGCAGCGCCTCTTCATTGTCTTCGGTGGCGGAGAAGAGGCTTGAACCGTATTGAATGGCCGCAGCAGAGGCGACAGTCAGGCCGATCGTGGCCAGCGATAAGGGGCTGATCAAAGACCCCAGAGCCGCGCCGACGCCGGCGATCGCCGCTCGTCCGGTGCCAAACTCGGATACAGCTGCCGCGATCTGTGTGCCCTGCTGCAGGCCGATCTGCAACGGCGACATCCCCATGGCCGCCGTGACGCCGATATCCTGAAACTGCGCGGCGATGTTCGAGGTGGCAAAGCTGGTCGATCCCGAGCGCATCTGCGCGATCGCCGCATTCCGCCCCTTAATCGCGTCGATCGAGGCGAGCGCCGCCTGCCGCTCGCGCGACAGCGCCGTGGTCATCTCATTGATCGAGATGGCGCCCACGGCATGCGCCTGACGGATGGCCTGAACCTCGGTCTTGTAGCGGCTGATGGTGGCGTAGAGCGGGTTATAGCGAGCGCGCAATGCGTCGAGCTGCGCGCCATAGGCGGCGACATCCGCCCCGCGCATGTCGGTCGCCTGCATCGCCCGGCCGAGACCCGTCTGCGCCTCGATCAGCGCCTTGACCGAACTTCCCGCTTGGTTGGCGGCTTGGCCGACTTTCTGGATCGCCTGTTCGGCTTCCGCACCGCCGGCTTTTGCGCCGGAGGCGTCTGCGCCGATCAGGATCGACAGTCTCATGGGCTGGGCCATCAATCGTCCTCATTCAAAATGGGCAGCGCCGCCGCTTCCATGGCGCGGATATCGGAAAACACCTCCGCCCCGTGGCCGTCGGAATCGAGAGCGACCTTGACGCCGCCATAGTCGAGCCCGAGCCAGATGAGCCGCGTCATGGTGGCGGCGACGCGCCATTGCGTTTCGACGCCGAGAAAGGCCGACAGCGAGGTCCAGTTGTCGCGGTGAATGGGCTGGGCCTCGTCCTCGGGCTTGGCGGTCGCTTGCACCGTCACGCCGAGCGCTGCGAACTGGCGTTGGGCGTCGTCGTCGATCCGGACCGGCCGGCTTTTGTCCTCGCGACCGCACTTGGCGTGAGCCCAGGCGACGGCCGCGTCGGTCAGTTTTTTCTTGCGACTTCCCCGGAGCAGAGGTCCGAATAGGCTTTCTCGATCGCCTTGCGGATCAGAGGGCGCTTCAGCGCCTTGATCAGGATGTCGCGCGAAAACGCGATCGGCTCTTTGTCCTCGTCCAGGACGCCGCGCCAGTCGGTGATGACGTCGACAAAGGTTTCATCGTCAAATTCGTTGACGCGCCGGAGGACGTCTGCGGGCGCGGCCTCGGCTTCCAGGATCTCGACACGCTTACGTCCGCGCTCCTCGATCTCGTCGCGATCCATGATGCGCATTTCGAGCTCGAATTCGAACTCGACGAAGCGGCCGGCCTTTTTCTCGTCGGGCTGCTTCACCTTCACCGGCCACCAGACCGACACTTCGTCCTTCAGGATGAACATGGACTTCCTCAAATCTTCGCGGAAAAACGGGAGTTTCAAAGCCGCTTCAAAGCGGCTTTAAGGATCACTTGACGGTGATCTTCAGTTCGTTGTTGCCGGCCGATGTCGGCTTGAAAATCAGGTCGATCGAGTTCGTGACGATCTTTTGGCTCTCGCCATATTTGGGAAGCTTGAGCTGCACCACCGGCGCATCGACCTCGATGATGTTGCCGTCCTCGATGCCATGCGTGAGCGCGAGAGTGTCGGTTTCGTGCCGAATGGCCTTGCCGAAGAAATCCACGTCGCCTGCGTCCGGCGCATCGAGCACAATGCTGCCCGTCGCCTGGCGATCGACATATTGAATAGACCGAGAATTGATGATGATCCGCGGCTCGATCTGCGCGCCGGCATTGATATCGATGGACTCGACGCCGCCTTGATAGCCGAACAGAGAAGCAGTCGTGTATTCGGGGGAAACCGGAACAGGGTCGATGAAGTTCGCGTAGGTCGCTGCCGGCGGAGCAACGCCGAAGATCATCGCGGCCGACAGTCCCTTGAACTCGAAGCGGAACTTCGGAATGGCCTTGTTCTTCAGGGAAAGCATCACATTGCCGCGAACGCCCACCATGACATGGGTCACGCCGTCCAGGTTGAAGAAGATCGTGCCGGATTCAAAGGCTGACGAAACCGGCAGGAACACCACCTTTTCGTTAGCTGTCACGGTCGCGGCAAAGCCGCACATGCGCAGAAGCGGCGCGTAAGCGGGCATGTCGCCGGGGTTGCCAGCGCCCGCAAGCTCGATCTCCCCAGACAGGGTCGAATGGTAACCGGTGAGCTGAATGCCCTGGTGTCCCATGAACGCCTTCAGCAGATCACGATTGACCTCTTCGGCCTGGGGCTCCCAGGCGACGTTTGTCATCAGCATCGCATTCGCTGCGGCCGGCGAGGAATTTTCGCCGTAGGTGGTTTCCATCTTGGCCAGAATGGCCTGTTTGCGGACATAGCGCACCATGGGTCAGGTCTCCTCGACGGTTGCGGGGGCGTCGGGTTCCGCCGGCGCGAAATTGGCTTCGAAATGCTTGAGCGCGTCCTGCGGCGAGACCGCGCCGGAAAAGCTCCAGTGACTTGGTCCGTCCGGCCCGCCGGCGGCGGTGACCACGGTGCGGTCGGGCAGATAGCGAAGATCGAGCTGGGTCGGTCCGCGATCCGGAGCGATGTTGGTGCCGATCGCCGATAGGATCGGCTGAGTGATTTCCGCCAGCTCCTCGGCGGTCACAGCGGTCGCCTTCAGGCGGGCGGGATTGGCAACGGCGCGAAACTCAGTCATTCGCCCTGATCCTCGTTTTCGACCAGCGCGGCCGGCTGTTGGGGCTCAACCGGCGGCGCGGACACCGCCTCGCCAGTGCGTTCGATCAGCCGGCGGGCGCCGGTCTTGGGATCGACCTCGTAGAGGCCTCCCTTTCCATCGTGTTCGTCCATCAGGGGCTCCTCAGATAGCGGGACGTTCTCCAGGTCTGGACATAGATCGTCACGCCGTTGCCGCGCGGCGCGCCGCGTCCAGACACCAATTCGAAAGGCTCGATCGCAGACGGCGCGGTCCAGCCGGCGAGCGCCTGCTCGATCTCACCCTTCAGCGCGTCGAAGCCGGCGGCGCGCTTGCCGCCCTTGGCGTCGCCGTGTCGCCGGATCAGGAAGGCGACCAGCACTTGCGTTTCGACCTGCTGGCGAAAACCGTTCATCAGCGCATTGGCTTCGGCGACTTCACCAAAGGGAATGACGAAGGTCGATCCGTTCGGCGGCGCCGTGCCGCGATCGAGCGCGTCCAATTCTTCGGCCTGCCCGACGGAATGAAGAGACGGACAAGCGGCCTGCAGCCGGGCGATAATCTCCTCGATCACAGGAATCCCCTCAGATTGTCGTCGGAGAACACCTGATCGCTGGAATGGAAGCTCGCCGCGCCGCCGCTCGCGCCCGCCGGGCGAACGCCGTCGACGCCTGGCAGAGCGAGCTTCCCGACCGCCGCCGACTGCAGCTCCTTGAGCGCGTCCTGGTAATCGCGAACGACATGATCAGGAGCGCCGTCGCGATGCAGGAGATACCGGCCGATCGACACCGCCCAGGATTTGACGATCGGCGGCGTCGCCGACAACGGGATGATGTAGCGGGCGCCCAGCCAGGCGTTGATGCGTTCGTCAGCCGCGTTGAGCGCCGCCTCGACGACAGAGGCGTCGGCCACGCCGTCGTCGTCGCGGTCTGCGACCTGCAGATCTTCTCTCTCTCCGGCGCGGTCGATGATGTCGTCGAGGTCGGCGTAAACGGCCATCTCAGGCCTCATCCGTCGCGAGCTTCACGCGTTCCGGCTGGAAGACCGAGCGATTAATGGCCATGAAGCCCTTTTCGATGTCAGTCCGGCCGATCGAGAACCACCGGCCATCAATCGCGCCGCTTGCTGTCAAGCGGTCAAGAAAGCGAAGAACCCGCTCCTCAAGCTGCTTTGCTTCGTTGACCAGGGCTATGTTTTCGGCGCTCTGAGCGCGGTAGCCTGCAACTGGGAGGCCTTCCTTTTTCTCATCAGACATTGGCGTCAATCCTCGATCAGGTTGTCGTCGTCGAGCATGCCGGCGTCATCCGTCGTCACCCGAAGGCGATCGCCTGGCATGTATTTCAGA